ATCATGTTTTAACTGTTCAATGTCAGTAAGAGGAGTATGCAGCACCCTATTAGTGTCAATACCAAAAGAATCAAAATAAGATTGTGGAGTACCAAACTCAGAATCGTAAAAAAGAAGAGCAGCATCTTTATATTTGTCCAAATAAGATTTTGCCATCAAAAGTGAAAATGCAGTCTTAAAGTGTTTTGATGGACCAGCCCACATTGTAAGACCTGGAGTTAAACCTCCGTCGAGTTTACCACTAAGTGCAATATTGATTGCAGGAATAGCAGTAGGAATCATGTCTTTGTCTGTAAAGAACTTAGACTTCGAAAGAATAGCAGAGTCTTTAATCGAACTATTCTTTTTGATTTTATCTAGTATACTCATTTCTCATCCTTTTTTCTAAATGCAAATTCATCTTTATAATCATACTCTGGTTCAAGTTTCTTCACTGGTTCATGATGTTCCTCATGAGTACCTGGTGCAATTTGAACATGACGAACTATAGACTCTCCAGTTGTTACATCAGTAATCACCAATGGTTCCGGTTCAGCGACAAATGCGACATTTTCTTTTTGTATCTCAATTGTCTCGACAGTTTCGGAAGGAAGTTCAGTCTCATCAACAGCCTTCTTTTTCTTAGTTCTTTTACTTTTAGGTATGACAGTCTTTTCTTCTGTAAAGACAGGTATCTCAGTCTCTGTATGAAGAATGACTTCTTTTTTCTTTTTCTCATTTTTTTGTGCCATTGTCATGTTTGCAGATATCAATAATAACACAGCAAGAGGGTCAAATACAATCATAATCAACATGATTACCAATCTAACTGCTTTATCTATAATCTCTCTGTCACCAGATCCATAAATCAATTCTGCAACATATTTGATTGGACCAAAATCAGATTCAGCCTTTCTCAATTCATTGGCAAGTGGTGCTCTTTCTTCATTAACTTTCGCCAGTGTCTTTTGACTTTCGGTAATGTCTGACAGAATTCTATCACGTTCTTTTTGTTGGGAGCGTCTAACCGAAATGGCATTGAGCGCACCTTTTTCGTCTGTTGTGCGACCCATTGTTTGGTCCACTGCTTCATCCATTTGTTTGAGTGCTTTGCGACTAGCATCAATGTTTTCCTTTAGTGTTTTGATTTTCTCATCATAGATTGCAACTTTATCTGCAACAGGACCAACATCAGCAGAATGTTCCAAGTGTGCTTTTGACAAATAGCCAAAGATACCCATTGATGTAATCAACATAAGAATAGCAACTGCTGCCGTCAGATAGTATTTCAAAATCTTAGGTGCAGTATTCCAGTTACGATACAGCCAGGATGCGGTGACCAACTTTGCGGATTCAAGAACTGCACCCATCAAAACAACTGGCCAGAATGAACCAGGAAAGATTGATGCAAGACCAATCACCGAATAGTATGCGGCTACACCTGATAATAGTATCGCATTTATAAAAGTAAAAAATGCTATCATCCGAAGAAACTTTCTAATGTATTTCGTTTTTCTGTTGACCACCCCATACAGTTTAATACCACGCTGATGGGTTCTATAAATGCCTTATTGAATTGCTCATCATAATTGACATATGCATGTAGATTCAATTCTTTAGGCAATCTGACTGGATATGAGATAACTATATCCTTACATGGGTTTGGAACTTTGAGATAAGTGAATTTGATTTTTTCACCTTCTTGTATCAGTGGATACTTCTTTTCCAAACCAAGTTGCTTGATGTAGTGATTATATATCAATGCACCCTTAGCGTGAATAGGAGTACCTTTTTTGTAGATACTCATCTTGTCTGCATACTGACGCATGTTAGATAACCCACGAGGAAATGAAATATCTTCTGGATCCAACTTTTTAAACTCAGCCCTGAAATCTTCAATGAATTTATGAATATCTTCTTCTGTACCGTTCATCATAATTTCAATAGACTGTTGCATCTTTTCACGAATAGGTGCAGGTGTTGACGACTTCACCATTTCTAGACCCATGACTTTCAGATGAGGTTCTGCATATTGAACACCTTCATTGTTGTACACATTTAGGATGTATCGTTTCTTTGCAGTCCAAATACCTTTGTCAGCCAAAGCCTCACGCTTCATCTGCATCTTCTGTTCAAATGCACCAACATAGTCAGCCAGTTCTTGATATGACTTGTCGATGAATGGTTGAATCTTTTCTTCGCAGACCTTATCCATGAAACTAATCATTCTGTTTGTCATCACTTGTTGGTCTTTGGTGAATACCTTATCAACCAAACCACCAAGACGCAAATAGATAGAATCTGTATCAGATGCAATCACATAGTCATCATCGGTTTTCAATAACTTATTCATGTAGCCATTTAACTTGGCTTCAATCCAACGAATGGACAACTGACCAGACATGGTAATACCCATGGCTTGTCTTATGTCAAAAAAGCGAAAATACTGATTACCAAGAGCACCATAAGCAGAATTGAGACAAACTTTCTTTGCCAGTTGTAGATTATTATATCGTGCGATTCGCTTTTCGATAATGAATCGTTTGTTAGGGTCTCTTTCAAGTTCCAACTCCTTTTTCGCCTCAATTGCTTTCTTCTTGTAAACCTTTCGGTCCTCATACATGTTCTCCATCATCTTAGGTAGAAACCCACGTTCGCTAGTTTTGAAGAACTGACCATTTGGTGTAAGTGTTGCACCTTTCAGTTTTGATGTGTCAACTCTCTGTGCAAGAAGTTTATCAACATTGACACCTTGCGAAATGATATCACGCATTTCATCAGACCAGTCTGATGGTTCAATTAGCATTTCTGGTGAGATGTTGTATTGCATAATCAAGTGAGGATACAATGAGTTCAAGTCAAATGACGCAACCCAATCATGCTTACCTACTTGTGGATCTTTGACATATGCACCTTCAAACGCTTCACCTTTGTCACGCCTAACTGATGGTGGAATGATAATATTCTTTTTGAGCAAGTCATTATAGATAAGCACATCCCACATACGCACTTGTGAGAACACATCATCATAGTTTGTTTTGGAATCATATGCAAGAGTCAAAGCCAATTCAATCAACTTCAACTTATCTTCAAGTCGTTCAACCAATGCAACATCTTTGATGTTATACTCAATAAACTTTTGATAGTTTTGTTTGTATAGTTCATGCAAAGAATCATATTCATCATACGACAGTTTGTTTTCACCAAGTTCAACAAATGCGATGTTGTCCAACTTATATGATTCTTGTGAATTACCACCAGGTGCATACTTACGATAGATGTCGATATAATCAATCAGAGCAATACCAGCAACTTCATATGCGGTTTGTTCACGACCCATGAAAGTAATGACACGATCCTTGATCCAACCCCAAGGTGATAACTTTCGTGCTTCATCCTCACCCATAACATTTGTGATGCGATTGTAGATGTAGGGAATGTCAAACAAGTTGATGTTCCAACCTGAGATAATGTCGGGATAACGATTAGACCAAACATTCAAAAACTGTTTGATGAGTTCATACTCATTTGCACACTTGTAATAAAGTTCACGACCTTGTGCAACATAATCACCACAACCAAAGACATATGATTCGGTATCAGAATACTTTAAACAAATGGCTGTGATTGGTTCTGATGCTTCTTCTGGTTTAGGAAAACCATTATCTGAACCAACTTCAATATCAATGTATGCGATACAGATTTTAGACTGATCCCAATCAACTTCGTTCTTGTGTTGTTCTGCAATGAATGAATACTCAAAGCGGCGATTGCCATAGATTGGTTTACCTGAAACATCATCAAACTGTTTGATGTAATCTTTTGCATCACGAATGGTGTCAAACTCCATTTCGAGCAATGGCTGCCCGAATAAATCCGTATGCAAAGTTTGTTTCTTTGCAGGTTCATATAACTTTGGACGATATTCCAACTTCTTACGAATAGGAATACCATCACGAACACCACGGTAATAAATGTAATTACCGTAGCATTGAACATTAGTGTAGAAATTCATGTAACGATTTTGCTGGCTGGTTCTTGGGTGAACATTGTTTTGTAGTTTTCAACAATGTCGTCTGCTGGTGTGTACAAGTATACTACATGTACGGGATCAATTGCAACAGCGAGTTTCTTTTCTGGATCAGAAAATGAAGGAAATGGGACGAATGCCATTTGTGGCTCAGAACCTTGAATTCTGGATGGCATCATTCGGATACTGACTGAGTTGGTAAGAATATACCTACCACTTGAATCTTGCTGGACAGTGGCGAAAACTTCTTCGCCAGATATTAGTTTTAGACCGTAGATTGACATAATATTCCTTTCAAAGAAACATTATATATCAATCTAGGTTTACTGTCAATAGTTGTATTTGGTTTCCCACCACTTATTTGTTTGAATTTTCAAATCAAACTGGCGAGTCCAATATTCCACATCCTCAATTGATGTTGGATTCTTACTTAAAATGAATTGTTCCAAGCCGCTACGATAACTCTGTGGTGAATTGGTAGCCGATTTGAAATATTCCGCTATCTTTTGAATAAGCATCTTATCTCCTATATTAGTGTTTACGATATTAGTATTTATACTAATATATTGCACCGCAACAGGAAATAGAGTTAATTATCTATAGTGTACCACAACCATTGTTAATACCGCCAAAGCACCAATTAACAATCCACGAGATGCCCATTTCTCAAGTTGGCGTTTCCATTCCAACTTTCTTCTTTCTTTTTTGATATCAGCCTGAATGTGCATGATTTCATTCCA